AAAAGACAGTTATTATTTTACATATACAGTGACGGTAGTGTAGATAAAAAATATGTGAGATGAAGAAAATATTAATATTAAAAAATCATAAATGTTAGGAATAGGTATAGGTGTAAGTAAAAAAACTCCTGTTGTAGGAGGGTCAATATCACCATCTGATATAAGTGGATTAGATGTTTGGTTTAAAGTTAATACAGGTATAACTGCTGCTAGTGGTAATACGTCTGACGCAGGTAATATGGCAAATAAAGAACCTATTAATCAATGGGACGACCAATCAGGAAATAATAGACACGCTTCTCAAGACCAAGGCGGTGAAAAACCTATCTGGATTGTTGACTCAGATATATTTGGAGGACTAGTATGGCCTGATGATACGCAAGATACACATTTAAACATGGCAACAGCTGTAGGGGGTGATTCAGATTTTATTGAAGCAAATGAAGATTTTACTATTATGATAAGAGTTATGTTAACAAGCTTTAACACGGGTATGGCGTTAATGGGAAGCGCTGCAAGAGAAGTGATTAAATGGACAGACGCTACAAGAGTAGGAATTTTCATAGGAGGAAATACTCCTATAATTGAATTTGATGAATCTGAAGATTCACTAAGAACTGATACTTATTATATTCATACACTTACTAGAAGAAATGGAAGTACAGGAAATCTAACGTATCATATACATGGAGGAAGTTACAATGATAAGTTTTGGGACGATGACGGTTCTACTCGTCAAGACGCTGATGCTTTTACTTTAAATAATATAGGGTGTGCTGCTGACAATGCATTACCAGTAGAAGGAGTATTTAAAGATGTTCTTGTTTGGAAAGGAACAGCCTTGAATGATTCACAAAGAAACGATATGTATACTTATATAAATGGACAAGACTATTAAATGAGAAAATTATTATTGTATATATTTTTAATATTAACAACTATAGTTAATGCTCAAAATTTAAAAAATCAATTTAAATTTGCTACAGTGTATGGAGCTATCAATGGAGGAACCTCTGTATCTGATGTAGATGTTTTTTCTATAACCGATGGATTAACTACAGAAACAATACAAACTCCTTATGATTATAATATTACATTAGGAGTTAGGAAGATAGCTAGGTTTGGATATGAAAACAAAGCTAATACTTTTTATGATGGTACTGAAAAATCTTGGTCTGACGCCGCTACTGTAGGTAAGATTAGAGGTTTAGAATATAAGTTTCAGTTTGATATAAAACGTCAAGAAGGTGTTAATTATTTAAATCAACATCATTTTATACGTTACGCTGCTCATGATAATTGTAGTAAGGTCTTATGTGTTAAACATTTTTCTTTTAAGGGAGAATATTTAGAAGATGGTTTTGCTGATATTAAATACTTTGAACTATCGCAAAGATACAGGCATAGGGTAAGCAATAGTCTATCTTTTAATGCGGGAGCTGTACAAAGAATAGCTGAGCCTTATGGGTACGACCCCTTAAACGAATGGATGTTATCAAATGGTAGTCTTCATTATACCTATTTAGCTATACAAGAAGGTTATAATGTAAATGTATATGAAAATCAATATACTAATCCTTCTGGAGAAATAGTAGCTACAAGTTCAGAAGTGTGGGAAGAGTTAATCATACCCGAAGTGTTGTCTAACTATACAATAAAAAAAAGAAAGGAACTAAAATCACAATGGAACCATTCATTAGTAATAGGGTTTGATTATTACTATTACTCTAAAGAATATTGGCTACACTCATGGGGTAATTTAATGCCTTATCATTATGATTTAGGTGATGATTATTCTTATCATAATTATAATAACGGACAGTGGTATGATTATTCAGGTGGAGCTATATTTGGTAAAAAAATTAATAAACAAGTAGGTATTTTTGTAGAAGGAAAGTACAATAAATATTGGAATAGAGAATGGTATAATTTTAAATTAGGAATTAATTACGTAATAAGATAATGTATAACTATAAAATTTCTGTATTAAAAGTGGTTGATGGAGATACTATTGACGCTGAGATAGATTTAGGTTTTGATATTAAAGTAAAGAAAAGAGTTAGATTTATGGGAATAAACGCTCCAGAATCTAGAACTAAAGATTTAGAAGAAAAAGCAAGAGGATTAGCGGCTAAAGACAGGGTTAAGCAATTATTAGAAGGATGTAAGAATATACAATTACATTCTCATGGTATAGGTAAGTTTGGTAGATGTTTAGGAGAAATATTTTTAGATATGGTAGATGGACAAGAAAAATTAACTATAGAAAGCTTAAATGAATTATTAATTAGAGAAGGACACGCAGTAGAATACCATGGAGGAAAAAGATAAAAAGTCGGAAGGATTAGGCGATACATTACAGAAGGTTATTACAAGAAGTGGTATTACTAAATATGTTAAAATAATAAGTGAAGATTGTGGTTGTGATAAAAGAAGAAAAAAATTAAATAAATTATTTCCTTATAAAAAATGAGTTACCTATACGAATCTAAGGATAAAATATTAATGTCAGAATCTTCTGTATGGGGACCTGAACATCAATGGTGTGTATGCTCTGTATGGAGTGATTCTGTTAACCCAAATTATCGTAATCACACTGCTCCAGGTTGGTATGACACTAGTTGGTTATGTCAAGATGACCCTAATCAATGGTGGCCAAGAGCTTTTTCTCATCCAGGAAATCCTTTAAATCCAAATTATCCTTCTAACTATGATGCGTTTTATCATTACGTTGTTTCTCAAGTTGGACCAATAAATATAGGAGACCAAATAGTTTTTGATACACAGGCATATAATTACGCTAGTTGTAGTTTAGGAGATGTCTATGCGGTTACAAAAATATGCTTTGTATATAGAGGTCATTATTATATGAACCCACAAACATATACAATTTTAGGAGCCCCTCCTAGTAATCCTGTTCCAGGATACAATATACACAGAGGACCTTGTTGTGAATCATTTCCTAACACTTCTATAAAAACAAGTTGGGATTGCGTGCAAATTGGAGACCACCCAAAATTTGGATACAAGTGTGTAGAAATACAAGGTATAGGAGGACAGTATCCTACAAAAACAGATTGCATCAACTCTCCTTGTAGTCAACAAGTTCCACAAAATCCCGACCCAGGAATGCCAGGCGGAGGACCAACATTAAACCCCCCAACACCTTAAGATATGGAATTTAAAGAAGATTATTACGAATGTGGTCATCCAGACGCTCCAGGACCTAGACATATATGGGACAGTCCTGAATTTAGTAAAAAGAATCCACCAAATAATTTTTGGGGATTACATATATGGAGGGTTTGTAATCACTATAATATATCTATGGTTGGTTATCATCCATCCACATGGACTGGACAATCTACATGTGATTGGCCTGGGGTAAACACTTACACTCCTAACACTGTAGGCCCTTTTTCTTTTTGGGGAAATCCATTTTGTACACGATATTGGACTGGAACAGCGTGGGCTTATAATGTAACAGGCCCTACTCCAGCTGGGTACTTACCACTTACTGATTATCATCACACAAATTATTTTTATGATTGGGCGGTTAGTGAACTAGGTCCAATAAATGTAGGGGACAAAATAGAGTGGAATTGTTGCGAACCACAATCCCCATTTATTATAAATACTGGTACACCTCCAAATAATGAGCTGTATCCAAGCCCCTTTTGTGTAAATAGTACTATCGGAGGTTCAGGTTCAGGAAATAAAATATGTCTAGAATATTTAGGCAGACATTATATAGGGGGGCATCCAACAGTTCAAAATCCAAACGGAAGTTATTCAACGTTACCTTGGCCTATTCAGGTAGGACAATATTATTGGGATGGTACTTTTATGGACACAAATGTAATGAGTGCTAGTGTATATTCAATGCAAGATTATCCAGAAGAGGAGCCTACATGTTGTAAAAGTTTTACACATGATACATCTTGGGACTGTGTGCAGATAGGAGACCATCCTAAGTTTGGATTTAAATGCGTAGAAGTATATGGAGCGTCAGGTCAATATGAAACTAAACAAGAATGTGTTACTTCTCCTTGTAGCCAACAAGCTCCATGGGATTTAGACCCAGGATTGACACCAGATGGAGGACTTTTATTTCCTGAACCAGAATAATAAAAATGTTTCCTTATGAAAAATAACACAGCAATTAACAAAAAAGGTCAAACGGTAAAATTACCTAGTGGTTGTACTCCGTGTGATGTTCTTGTGTCAAGCGATTCTTATTATCTTTATAATCCTGGTAAAACTGGGAATCATTTTACTGGTATATCTAAAGATTTAACAAATTATAATCCAAATATTCCTCCTGGAACTCTTCCTCCTCCTGGTGTGAATTGGCCTGATTTTGGTAAAACTGTAGCTATGTATGGTGATAAAATATACGCTGTAGACAAGTTGAGTGAAGGAATTTATGAATGGGAAATTGATTATGACCTTTGTGAAGCTAAACATATAAACACTTATTTTTTAAAACCACACAGTACACTTGGTACTTTAGCTGGAGCTTGTATGAAAGACGCTAATACACTTATAGCTGGTTCTGCATACGTACAAGGTAGTCCTTACCATATACACTCAATATTTAGGATAAATGTTGGTAGCCCAAGTTCAGCTGGATTTGTACATCATACTATATTATTTAATCTTCCTTTTGGGCTTCAGGTAATGGGAGATATAACTTATGTAGCTTCTACAAGTACTATTTTAGCTTTTTTAAAACCTATAGGTGGTGGTACTGGTAGATACATATATCATTTTGATATGAGTGGTAATGTTTTAAGTTTTACAAATTTTAGTGGTCCTACGGTAATTGGTGGTCCTCCAAGTACAGCAGGAGTTGGGTCTTTATTTCATTACGGAGGAAAAGAATATCTTTCAGAATATACTGCATCTGGAGCTATATATGAAATAAAAATGAATCCAGTATCTTATACTTTAACAAACTTAGTGCCAGCTCCACCTTATACTGGAGACATGGCTTCGGCTCCTGATACTGCTAATCCTCAATATAGAAGAAATTTTGGATGTGAGACATCGTGGGAGTGTGTACAGTTAGGAACTCAGCCAGCTCATGGTTATAAATGTGTAGAAATACAAGGAGTTGTAGGAACTGCTAGTGGTGGACAATACGCTACTAAACAAGATTGTTTAAAAAGTGGTTGTGAAGGAATAAACCCAGACCCAGGTATGCCATTTGGAAAAATAGGATGTATGGACATAAAAGCGATTAATTATGACCCAACTGCTACATATCCATGCCCTAACTGTTGTATAATGGGTACAGGAACAACATTACCTGCAATTCCAACTAAACCATTAGTAGGAGGAACAAGCGGATTATCTGGAACATCCACTGAATCAAATGAAGACTCTCAGTCAGTTGACGAACAGTCAGGAACTTTTTCTGAAACAGAGGAATAATAAAAATTTAAAAATTATGCCAATACTTACACATATAAACAACATTCCTTTATTTAACACACCAATAGAAGCTTTAAGCTATGGTAGTAATAATGGATTAGTAGGATATCACACACATATATATAATGGTGTTACAGGATATATGGCTGGAGCAACACATGGACAAGCTGCTGGTTCAAGTCAAGGGAGTTCTACAACAAATAATATTAACACACAAGGAAGTTATTAATAAATAAAAAATTAAATTATGAGTATATTAGGAACAATATTTAGTGGAGGAGCTAAAGATTTAGTAGAAGGTGTCGGTGGAGTTATAGATAACTTACACACTTCTAAAGAAGAAAAATTAGAAGCAGAACAAAAAGTAAAAGAACTTATAGCAAACTATGAGGTTCAAATGGAAAAAGAAATCTCATCAAGATGGGCGGCTGACATGGCTAGTGATTCTTGGTTGAGTAAAAATGTTAGACCATTAGTGTTAATATTTTTAGTAATATCTACAGTTTTATTAATCTTTATTGATGCAGGAGTTATTAACTTTGTAGTTGAAGCAAAATGGACTGATTTATTACAATTAGTATTAATTACAGTGATTGGAGCATATTTTGGTGGTAGGTCACTGGAAAAAACAAAAAAATGACAAAACTATATTATAGAGAGTTAATACATAAAGTTATGTTAGAAAAAGGTTACAAATACTTTACTAATGATAATTACGATGTAAACATTATAGGAATAAGAAATTCTGATACTAATGGAAAAGTTACAAATAAGTTTGACGATATAATGACTATATCATTTAAAGATGAAAATGGAAAGTGGCATTATTACGAATACGAATGTACAACAGACCCAGGGGATGATTGGATGGAAAATCCTTGGATTGATAAAATAGGTTGTGCTGTTTTAAAACCTGGACAATACAGAGGCTCTCATAAACTTAGATTACATGGAGGTAAATATTTAGCCTTAGGACAGAAAGAACCTGTAACAGTATATAGAGATAACAATAGAAACGATAAGTATGAATTTGATGAATCTACTTGTGACACAGGTGTGTTCGGGATTAATATACATAGAGCTACAGCTTTAGAAGGTAAGACTTCCACCTATGTAAACAAGTGGTCAGCAGGATGTCAGGTGATTGCTTCTAATGATGATTGGATGGAGTTTTTAGGAATATGTCAAGAAGCTAGAGAACATTGGGGTAATTCATTTTCATACACTCTTTTAGAGAGTAAAGATTTAATATAGTGGAAGCAGAAGATAGTATTATTTATAAAGATATATATAGAAATGCATATTTTGTTTTGACAGGAGTGTTATCAGTGGACGATTTAATAGAGTACAATGGATGTGTCTTACCATTTGAACCTTATTCTAAAAAAAATGAAATAAAGGAAGATGTATATAATGATATAATAAATCATTTTATTAAAACAGAAGAATACGAAAAATGTGGAGATATAAAAAAAATTAAAGATAGTGTATATAATAAAATAAATTCTTAACTTTGTAAAAAATAAAAAACGATGGCAAAAAATTATACTTTTGAATGTACCTTATCTATGTCCGCTAGTTCTGGGACTGGATATTCACAGTCACAAAGCGGCTCATATTCATTAAACATAACAGGTGTAGACCAAATAGCTACAGGTAGAATAGATGTTGCATCTGATAGTGACGCAACGATAATGGCTGCTCCAGGATATGGTAGAGTAATATATGTTAAAAATTTAGATGACACTAACTTTGTTAAAATATATGACGGAGCTTCATCTGCTGCTGACTTAATAGGTATATTAGAGCCAGGAGAGTTTTTATGTACAATTATAAGAGGAACAGGAATAACATACGCATTAGCAGATACAGCGACAGTAACAATTGAGTACGCTGCAGTAGAAATAGATTCTAACGCATAATAAAAATATTAAAATATGGCAACGCAATCATTATCAGTATCAGTTTCAGGAAGTTTTTCATTAACAGACTCCGAAGGAAATCAAGTATTTTCGTTCGCACCAAGCTTTACTACACTTAGTACAACAGTAGGTTCAGCTTTAATATCAACTGGTGAAATATTAACCAATGGTACTTCAGACACTACAATTAATTTAGCGAGTCATAATAAAGACCGTATATATACATTTATTAAAAATGTAGACACAGATTATCCTGTTGCGGTAAAACCAGATGGTGATGTTATTGCAGACCTTAAACCAGGTGAATGTTTCTTTTCTCCAGTTCATATAGATGGAGCGGGTGATGCCTCTGCAAATTTAGATATAGACGCTACAACAGCAGCTCAAAAAGTACAATACTTACTTTGTGATGGTCCTGATACAGGAATAGCTTCTGACGACTAATAGACACTATGCCCTTAATTAAAGACAAGGACAGGTATAAAAAGTTATCAGCTAGAGATAGAGGAAGAGGTCGTGTAACAGAAAATTCTAATCTACCTAATAAATTAATAAACACTTCTCAAAGACAGAAGCAGGGTTTTACTGAAGAAAGAAAATTAAAAGAAAGTAAATCTTCAGGTAATTTTAATTCTGTAAAATCAATACAACACGCCGCATCTGTAACTAATGTTTTTACATTGTCGAAAGGACAAACTTTAGAAAAGTTTTTAATTGCAAATGGAACAGGAAATGCGACGATTGATTTACATTGGAGTGATTTTCAACAAAAAGATTTGACATTTGAAAGTACAGATACTCAACAAATTATTGAATCTAACGCAAGAACAACAAGGTTGTTCAGAAGAAGTATGGTAGCTTACGATTCTTTTGCGGGAGCTAATGATACTGTCTCATCAGTTTCAAAGACAACTCAACCATTTGAAATAAAAGATTTGTTTTCTAATGTAGACAGAGATATATATTTTTATCTTTACACATCAGCAGCAATGCATGTTACATACCTAATCACTTAGTTAATAACTCTGTTCATAAGTTATTTTTAAGTATTTAATTTTCAATGAATTATATAATAATTTTATAGACATATTAAATAACACAAAATAATTATGTCTTTAGTTGATAAAATAAAAAAATATCTTTTAGAAAACCCTCACTTATTACGAAGTAAATACTCAGATACTGCAAAGAAATTTGGAACTAATTACGAACAAATTAGATTAGTAGCCAGAAGACTAAGAGCTTTAAATCCAGATAACGAACCAAAAGAAAAAGAAGTTTTAAATTTTCAAGAAACAGACAAAGAAGCTATTGTTACAGCAGAAAATTGTACAAGAGTTAAATCTTTAGATGACCTACTTACACAATGTGATGTAGATTTAAATAAATGGTTTGTAGAGAAATACGATATAGGAACCTATGAAGTTACAGGTTTTGATAAAGAACGTAATCCTATTACTATTACTATGTATAGAACTAAAGCTTGGTTAAAACCAATTGCTCAAGAACTTAATATAGAACTTGTTAAAAAACAACTTAAAGAAGATTTATCTGATTTATCTCCTATTGTTCAAAAGAAAAAAAGAGAGCGTAGCGATAAGAAGGATAAATACCTTTTAGAAATATCAGCATTTGATTTACATTTAGGTAAAATAGGTATTAAAGGTGACAAGTATAGTTTGAAGATTGCGGAGAATAGATTATTTGATGCAATAGACCATTTACTATATAGAGCTCAAGGATATTATGTTGATAAAATATTATTTATAGCTGGTCATGACTTTTTAAATTCAGATGGTGATTGGCCAATACCTAGTACAACTAAAGGAACTCCTCAATTTAATTCTGATTACCATATAGATATATATAGAGCAGGTAGAAAACTTTTAATTAAAGCAATTAACTACTTGTCTGAAGTAGCTCCTGTACATGTAATGGTTATTCCTGGTAATCATGATAGAGAATCTATGATGCACTTAGGAGATACACTAGAATTATATTATGAAAATCATGAAGATGTAAAAGTAGATAACAATGATTGTCTTATGAAAATGTTAGTATATGGTAAGAATATGGTTGTATCTGACCATGGTGATGGTTGTAAGGTTAATGATTTACCTGGTATCATATCACAAAGATATAAAAATGCGTGGAGTGATGTAGACTACGTTGAAGTACATAGAGGACATCTACATACAAACAAGTCTACAAAACTACAAGCAATTGAAGAATTACAAGGTATCACTATTCGTAATCTTTCGTCTATGTCTGCCACTGATTATTGGCATGATAGTAAGGGTTACATTGGAAACATTAAAAAAGCCCAAGCTTTCTTGTTTCATAGAAAGAATGGACTTCAAGGTATATTAAATTACAACGTAGAGTTAAGTTAACTTCTCTGTAGTTCTTTAATATATTTATCTATAGTTTTCATACATTTTTCAAGATGCCTTAAATATTTTTTATAGTATCTAATTTGGTCTTGTTTCCTATAATTAGGTGGAACTAATTTACTATGTCTTCTCATTTTTCTTTTTCTATTAAGTATTCTAAAAGTTGTAACGGGGTGTATATAGTTAGCCCGTTATTATAACTTTTATAAATACTTGTAAAATTATTGGTTTCTTCATCAAATGTCCAAAGTGTTTTCACTCCTTTTTCTATTTGTTTTCTAAGTATTAGTTTGATGTTTTTGTAATTACTCATAAGCTCCTGTTATTTTATTTCTAATTTGTTCGTTTCTTTTTACTTGAGTATATCCTTTAATTTTTCTTTTAAAACCTGTTCTAGCGTGAATCTTTAAATCTACAACACGTGCATCACATTCTAAAGGTTTTTTAGGATTTATTTTGTTAATATCTCTTTTATAAACATTGTAGTTTAGTAGAGGGTATGTATCATCATACTCCCTACCAAACACAACATTTATAAGCTCCACTGTTTCTGTTTTAGTTCTATTACGATAAGGTCTTTCATATTCATAAGTGATATCGCAATAAACTATTTCTCCTGGTTCTATATTATCCATTAGTAATTCATTATTAATAATTCTTCTCCTTTGTTTTGTTTCTTTCCTTTCTGAGCTCCAGCTGCTTTTGTAAACTCTTTACTCACCCATCGGAAATCTTTTCTTGGATACATTTCTTCTAATTCATCAAAATAGTAATAAGACAAAGCAAATTTACCATTTATTTCATTTAACAACACAGACAACATATCGTGGTCACATGAATCAAAATTATGATTAGAATAATAGTTTTCAGTTTTCCAATAAGGAGGGTCTAAATAAAAGAAAGCATTTGGTCCATCGTATTTCATAATACAATCTATATAATCTAAATTTTCACATTTAGTAATTTTAGTTAAACGATTAACCGTATCAAGGTTAAGTAATCTGTCACGAAAAGAATCAAATTTTGATTTATATTTACCTTTTAAATCTACATATTTAGATTCCATTATTTTACTACCACTAAATACTTGTGTAGCTAAATAAGCATATTTCATACCTAGGTCCATTGAAAAATCTGGGAAACCTAAATCACATGTATCATTAATTTCTTTTTGATATTTATAAAACAATTTTTTATCTTGAGATTTTATTCTTTTCATGTGTTCATAAAACATAACTGGCTCTGTACAACATTGCATTAGATTTACCATAAACCTATTTTTATCGTTATAGACGACTTCTTTTAGTTTTGGACCCTCATGTATATCTCCCTTAATATAAACCCAGAAAGCTCCTCCAAACACCTCCACATAGGTTTCTATGTTTTTTGGTATGTATTCACATATCCATTTAGCCATTCGGCTTTTTCCTCCTATATAACTAATCATATCTCTTTCTTTTGTCCATTTCTTCTAATCTCTTTTTCATTTTATTTCTTTTAATATTATAAAAGATTGACCTCTGAATTTGAGTTATTATATACATTCCTGATATTATTCCAACTACAAACATTATTATTGCTAGCATTATTTTTCTCTTTTAATTTTTTCTAATTCAAATTCTAGATGAGCTATAGCTTTAGTTATATCTTCTACAGGACTTTCATGTTTATGATAAGCTCTCAGTAGATATGTTACAGCTGTGGCTAAATGATATGGTAATTCAAAATTATCACATACTCTTCTAGCTTCGTATCCCTCTTTACCTTTATAATATTCAGGTATTCTTTCATCACCTAATGTTGTTGTAGGATAGTATCCGTTCCTACCATAATCATAGTAATGTTTGTTGTGTTTTTTATCTTCCTTGGCCACGATATTTCTTTTTAAATTTAGTTTGACTTCTACTTGCATTCTTGGAGTGAACTCCAGGTCTTTTTTTATTTCTTTTAGCTCTAAATACGTAAGATTTTATTGCCATTAGTCTAGTTATTAAAATTTAGTTTTTCTATATATTCTATTGATTCTTTAAGTTCCTCAATAGTATCATTTTTTCTGTGTCTTAACTCATCTTCAATCAACTCCTCAATCATTTGGCTTTTTTCCATATAAGGATAATGTTCTATATCATTGGCAAACCACTCTTTATATAATTCTTCTACTGCTGAATGATTAAATTGCTCATAATATTCTTGTTGAACAATCTCCCAATCTTGTAATAAATCTTTCTTTTTCATTAGTCTAGTTTAGTTTTATAATGCTCTACAATTTTGTTTATTTCTCTTTTATAAAACAAATCAAATTCAACTAATTCTATATTACCTGAATCTGGATTAATTTGTTTTGGTTGAGTTTTTTCCCAATAAACATACAATACTGAACGTAATCTTTGACTAGGAGTTTTGTTTCCAAATTCTGTAGATTCGTGCTCTACAACTTTTGCAGCTTTTTCTACTGCATTCTTTTGGTCTTCATTTACAGGGTATGGTGATAATAATACATATCCTGTTTTTCTATTCATCTGGAATAGACTTACCATTGTTTCGTTTGATAGTTCAGGAGTACCTATATGTACTCTTAATGAACCATCGGCAAGGGTAGATATTTTCTCTACCCCGCCTTCAAATAATACTGATTTAGATTTCATGGATTTCGTTATAATTACCTAATATATGAATTGTTCTTTCTGATTTTTTGTCAAGAGGGTCAAATCCAGCTCCAGGCCAGTAATCATTCTCTTCACAATATTTGTATACCTCTAATTCGTGGTTGTACATATCCCTACCTTCATCTATCATGTCGTCTCCTAACTCAAATACATTGATAGAGAATGGTGGAGTTTTTTCTACAGCTATTATAATAAACCTTGTAGCTTGTACAGCGTCTAAATAAAAAGCTGCTTGTTTATGATATTTATATTTTCTAACAGACCTCATAAAACCATTGTAAGACGAGTCTTGTGTAGTTTTAAGGTCTACTATCATATCAGCTGATTCTCTGTAGTAATCTAACATACCCTTACAATTAACATCGTAAGTTTTGTTGTACCATTGTATAATCTTTTCTGGCTCTCCGTTTTGTAACAAACCCTTAACTAAAGAATCTTTCATTAACTTCATAGTAACTTGTTCTACAATATGAAAATCAGATTCAGAAACTACATCTTTAAATATATTCTTTTTAGTAAACTCTGCATACATTTCTTTACCCACCTTAGTTCTTTTGTCAAACTTAGGAGATACAGCGTAGTGATTATTAAATTCTTCAGGTTGTAAGACATTCATATGTATAGCTGAACCTAGCTTCATTGGAGCTGTAGCTGGTTGAGGGTTATCTTGTCTAAACCTAAAGTATTCAGGAGATACCGATATATTATTTAACATACTGTTAGATATATAGTCTGTATCATTGTAGTAATTAGAATAGGTTAAATCTTTATTTAGTAACTTCATCAACTTTTATCTCTTCTTTTATTTCTTTTTCTTCTTCTTTTTCTTCTTCTCTTCTTTTATCTATTTCCATCATGTTAGCTAATATCTCGCTAGCATTAGGAATCCTCATAGTATACTCATACATACTTTTGTCAAAATCTTCTATATCTTTTTCGTCAAAAGCTTGTTTGTTCCAAATTTTATGAACCCAAGTTAATAAAGCAACTTCGTGAGCTCTTATAATTTCACTTAAGAATTTTATAGATTCCTCTACTTCAGGATGTACCATATAGTTTTTACCCTGTATTTTAATTTTAGTTTTAGATTTAGATGTTACTTTTGGTTTTTTGGTTGTTGTTTTTTTAGTCATTTTCTTCTAAGTTTATTAATTGTTTTATTAGTCTTTCGTTTTGTTCTATTTTTTCTTTTAATATATCATTATCTAAAAGTAACTGAGAATATATGTCAGTTTCATTATCTATTAAATGTTGATATGATTTAAATAATTCAATAGTTGATTTAAACATTCTTTGTAAATGCGGATAAACACTTAAATAAATTTCTAGCTTTTTATCGTAATGTATAATAGAAGCGTGACCTCTATTCATAATCCTCCCTATTTCAGACCAACCTAATTTAATTCTGTTTCTTAGGAAAAACGCTAAAATCATTCTTATCTCTACAAGTTCTCTGTCTCTACGTTTAGAAAATAAAACTCTTTTTTCTACTCCTTGTAGTTGACAGTATTCTTTTATAAATTTATTTAAATGAAACTTATGTAATTGGTTTGTATTCATAATACTTTAATTGTTACTCCAGGATTTTCTTTATTATATTCATATTCTTCAAAAGATGGTATTATAAATAAACAGTTATCGTCTTCTATCCATCCGTATTTTACCATTAAATCTTGTACTGTTTGAGCGGGATTAATATAATCAAATTTTCTTCTAGAGTTTCTATGAAATTTAAAAGATATTTTATAAGGTATTTCTTTATTCTCTATCATATTTAGAAACTTTTCTTTATTATTTACGTATTCATTTTTAGAGTTCTTTATATAAGTCATTACTGTTTTGGAATGGATTAAATATTTTCCAGTCCATCTCTTTCCATTTTTAGAACTTGGAACATTACCTGATATAAAGATTTCTTTTTTCATAATATAATAGAAAGAGCTACTTAGCTAAAACAAGTATTATGACTTTTGGGTAGTCTAAAAAAGCCTTTCACTCTTTCCATTTTATTTAAAACGGCATATCGTCAGCGTCTGTAATCTCTACAGTATTATTAGCTAGCCCCCACTGTTCCATCATTGTTTGGTATTTACTTCTATCCTCTTGTGATAGTTTTTTATTCATATCTGCATTATAAACACATTTAGCTCCAGATTTATTACTCCATCTATATTTTACAGACTCTCTAATAGTAGGCTCTCCTGTGTCTTTATTTGTACCTACCCATTCTTCTGATATAAATGTAATCATTAAGTCTTTACCGATAGCGTCATTCATAGCTTTAGAATCGTCAGAAAAATCTGTAACACCTGCGTTTACTAGAAAGTCTTTCATTTGTTTTTTCTTCCATTCTTGTGTAGATGGTTTGTCGGTATTTTTAACTGCCCACATTTGTACTCTACCGTTTTTTCCACTACTTACTACATTAAATGTAATAAATGGTGAGCCCTTGTAATTATCTAGTAAGTCTGATGTAGTTATACTTACAATTTTACATTGATGAGCTCCTGGTTTTAAGTATTCTTGTTTTCCTTCTGGTTTAGAAGATGTTGTGTTTAATTCAAATGGTAATACATTCATTTCTTTTTCTTTTTATTATTAAATTTTTTTAAATTTTCTTCGTGGAGTTTACCTAATGTTTTAGTTAAAAACTCTCCAAGTTGGTCGTAAGTAATTGTACCTAAGTTTTGTTTCTGATTACTTAATGGTATATCTCTATCTTTATTTGCCATTCTTAATTTTCCAGTTGATATACTTAGTTAATGTTTCTCCATCAAATATAATTTTATCTTTCTCAGGAGCGTAAGGATATTGTCTACCTTTGTATTCTTTACTTTGTAGAGTTTGTATTGGTAGCCTATATAAGAATCTACCTATACCCCATGATACACACGCACGTTTAAACGCGTCAGACGCATGACCCTTTTGCTTCTCTACGTTAGATTCAGAACCAGTGTCTGATTTCCACACCCAACCATGTTCAGTATGTACACCTACACGACACATTAGTAGTCCACATGACTCGTAGTATTCTGTAGACCATTTATCAGGTCCAATTACTTCGTCTAGTAAATCTTGACAATCTCTAGCGTCTATGTAAGCGACACAAGTAGATTTTCCATATTTAGACGACTGAACTCTCCATTTATATGGTAGCTCTTTTTGTAACTCTTCTAATTTCATTTTTCTTTTGTTTTCATTTTACTTAAATCTTCTTTTATTTTGTTATACCCTTTTAATGCTATTACGAATTTAACAAATCTTCTAATCAACACTGGCTTACCTTTTAAGATAAGTGTTATTGCTATTTCTTTAAATAATAAAGTTAGTACGTTACGAACCATCTGCTTGTCTATACCCAAGTCATGTGATATCTCGTCTACTATTTTTTTAAATCTTGTTTTTTCTTTTTTTATATCTTCCATTAAGCACTTATTTATTTAAGTGATTGGCAAATATATACATTAATTTTTTAACGACAAAACTTTGTTAATAAAATGTTTTATACCGTAATATGATACCACAGCTAAACAGATGTACCCCAGTATAGTAATGGATATATATATTAGTATCATCATTAACGCCGTTCCGAAAATTATTTTATTTGGTAATGTCATACGTTTTCAAATTTGGTTAAACTACTGTTAAATTTCAATGGTATTTCTCCAACACCTATATTTCTACCTTTAGCAAATATAATATTAGCCATACCTTTTGTGTTATTACCTTTATCATCGTGTTCTATACCATAATATTCTGGTCTGTGTATTAGTATTACAATGTCAGAAGCTTGTTCTATTTCGCCTGATTCTCTAAGGTCAGACAAAGTAGGTTTACCCATAGCTCTCATACCTACACCACGATTTAACTGCGATAAAGCTATAATAGTTATTTCTAGTTCTTTAGCTAGATTTTTAAGTGTTCTAGCTACTTTACTAACCTCTTGTTCTCTACTAGAGTTTTTACTGTTATGTGATACTAACTGTAAATAATCTACCAATACTAACTTAACCTGTTTTTTAGTAACATAATCTTTTATTCTATTTCTTAAATAGTTAAGAGATGTTATATTGCAATCGTCAATACTAATAGGTAGTTTTTCTAATTGTCCAACAGCTTGATTCACCCTTAGATATTCGTCTTTACCAAGGGTACCGTTAATAATATAACTGTTACTTACTCCTGACTCCATAGATATTAATCTTTTAAGTAGTTGATTACTACTCATTTCGTAAGAAAATATCACAGACGGAGTGTTAGAGTATTTGCATGCATTCAATAATATCGCAAGAGCAAAACTAGTTTTACCCATAGATGAAGCTCCACCTATGATAACTAGGTCTGTTTCTTGCCAGCCCCCTGTAAATTTATCAATCTTATCAAATCCTGTTGCAATACCTAACAAACCATCTGTTGACATTCTTTTATTAATATCTTCTAATGTATCTGATATTTGTTTTGAAATATTATCTAAACTTTCAACTTTAGAAATTCTTATACCAGACAATTCGTTTTCTATAGAAGCTATAATATGATGTAAGTTCTCTCTGTTTTTTACACCATTATTTATATTTTGAGATATAGATATTAGTTTATTTTTTTGAAAAACATTTTCTAATGTCTCTATGCACGAAGTTGTTTTAGCTGGAGAATGACCCTTCTCAATAATATCAGAAAGAGTTGACGCAGCTCCAGAAGTTTTATTTAACATACCTTGGTTAAGAGTAACTAAATCTATCGTTTTGTTTTCTGACTGATATTTTAACATCAATGAAAATATTGTTTTACTCATTGGATATTGAAACAATCCTGCGTGTATTTCTGTTGAGTATTTTTCTAGTAAATTAGGCTCAAGAATAATTTTTCCTAGTAGTATTTGTTCTATTTCTCTATCTTCCATATTTTAATTTTGAGAGGGTAAATATACTATAAAAAATTAAAAGGGGGTCAAAGACCCCCAAATAATTATATTACCCAACATCCACTGTCGATTTCTTTTAGTATGTAGTAATCCTCACAATCTTCTTTATCAAGAAATTGAACACCATTAACTACCAAGTCATCAATGTTTAATGTATTTAAATCTACATCTATTTCTATTAAATAGTCATAAAGTTCTTCATAATACTCGTCATCTATATTTACACAACAAGACATCATTAATCTGTTTAAATTAAATTCTTTCATTACCACCAAGAACTATAAACAACCTCATCTCCTTCCATAATAGCTTGTTTAGCTTCTTTTATGAATTTCAAATCGTCTTCTTTCTGTTCTTGAATATCTTCTTCGTCCCAACTATAAGAATCATTTCCAAAGAAAAATCCTTCTGATTCAGGTAGTTCTTTATTAAGAATAGCTTTCTCTAAATTCGTTATATCTATTAACTCTAATATAACTTCTTCACAGTTAAATACTCCTTCTTTACCTGTTTTTTCTCTCCAAAGTTCTTCCATCCAACCCTGAAGTCTATTGTGCTTTCTCCAATAAGCTATTTCTTTTCCTTTTTGTATTGGAGCTCTTCTTTTTGCATACTGGTCTAATCCCATAATTATTTTTTTTAATATTAATATTATTGATGTTCTTTACAGGTTGGACAAATTTGGATGTCTTCTAATATTCCTGTCATTTCATCTCCACAACATGATAATTGTGTTTCTTCTTCAGATTCTTCTATATATTCTATACCATAAGAACTGTCATATTTTACATCATAATACTCATGAAAATCTAAGTTACAATCTTCACAATGTGAGTTATAAACTAATTGCTCATCATACATCTCAGAACCAAAGTATTCAATGTTGTCACTATCACACTTAGGGCATTTACCTGCACAATATTCATTATGTATTATTTCTTTAGGAGAACTCATAATAATAAGCTTGTATTCTTTCTATGATACCTCTACCATTTTGTGTATGAAATCCATAACTATGTGTATGTAAATGTGGTATAGGTGTGTTTTCTACTAATAGATGAAACAAGTCCCAACCATTGTCATAGTCCATGTCCTGTAGTGTTTGATTTATAGCGCCTGCCATAGCATATTCATCATGCTTACATTCACCATATGTTTCTGTTAAATAAGTTCTAACTTCTTTTGCTGTCATATTATATGTTCCCATTTATATTCTGAATAATTTACATTTCTACCAAATCTATTTTTAGTAGTTTTCATATTTGTAGTGATAATATATCCATCATCTCTCAAATTATATATGATAGCTGATAATCTTGTAGCTCCATATTCTTTAATTGCTTCCCATGATGTTATGGTACTATATTCATTAAGAT